TTTTCTTCCTCTTGTATGACTTCAATTTTCTCTTCCTTTTTCTCTTCTGCAACGGCTTTCGTCTGCTCGTTGTTGTCCAATGTAACTTCAGCGCCTTCTTCCTCGCCGACATCTATCATTGGTTCTTTTTTCTTATCTTCCATTGGCATAGTGCCTCCTATGTTTAAATATGATGAAGAACATCTTCAGGATTTTTAATAGTCCCAAGTACTTCGTCATCGTTTAGTAGTCGCACTTCTCCACCTTCAATTGGTAATCTTGAACCCGCATAGCGAGCAAAAATTACCCAATCTCCTTTTTTACACCATGGACCTGTTGGGTATCTTTCCTTATCGTGATACGCTAACGGTCCAATTTTTAAAACATAACCACAGTTTGTAGCTATTCTTAATTTGTCTAATGATTCTTGTGCAATAATAATTCCACCTTTTGTCTTATCTTTAGGTGTAAATGGTAATACTAATAATCTCCAACCTGTTGGGTTTGGTAAACTATCAACTAAAGATTCAGATATATTTTCTGCTCTTATAGTTTTATCTTCAATTTTTTTATTTTCTTCTTGATATTTTTCTTCTAAACCTAGAACTGTTTTAGGTATTTCAGTCGAGTTTGATAACGTTTCCTTGCTCATTTTCCTTAAGCTCCTTTTTGTTTAGCAGGTTAGAGATTTCCTGTAATAAAAATTCGTATGTACGAATTTGTCCAAGTATATACTTGTAATCGGCCATATTGTCAACCCCACCAGAAGTGACCATTGTGGTCAAATTAGTTAGTTGAGTTTTCATGTATTTTTGTAATTTACTTGCTACGTCTACATCTTCCATCTTCTTCTCCTTTTGTTAGTTATATTAACAATTCCACTTACGTAGAGATTTATTAATTCTTGAATTTGGGTCTCTTGCAGTTTTTGCAGAGGTTAATCTTTTCTTCATCCCGCTCATGCGCGCGCAGAAAGATTTTCTTCTATTAGCTGCTTTTGATCCTTTTTTTAATTTACTTGGTTTAGTAGTTACTGCCATAGATAATTTAGAACCGGGATTCGCGGCTCTATAAGATGCAATACCTTTTCTATTTAATCCACCCGCTGGATTTTTACCTTCTTTACGTTGCCATGCAGGAGTTCTACCACCTGATGCCATCATAACTCGACCGTGTCCTCTTAATGCAATATCAGCCATTATTTTTTCTTCCTTTTCTTACCAGCAGCTACACAATTAGGAACTAATCTATTTCCTTTTTTCTTCATACCTTTTTGTTCGTAACCTCTCCAACAAGTTCCTCTTGGCATTATACTAATCCTCCGCTACTCATTTTTTTACGTTTTGAAAATGTTGCAACATTTGTAGGTTTAGGTCCTGTATTACCAGCGGCTCTTTTTCTTGCAACTGCAGAACGTCTTTGACCTTCTGACATTGCTCTAGCTTTTGCTAGTGGTACACATTTTGGATAACCTTTTCTTTTTTCACCTTTAGATCTTCCGCATGGAGCAAAAGAACCATCTTTACGTTTAGAACCAATGTCTACCCATTTCTCTTGAACCCATTTACGTAAGCTCATATTAATATTTTTTTGTAACTTTTCTTCTGTTTTCTAATACACCACCACAACCTTTAGCGATGCCACCTTGTTTATAATTAGATACCATTTTTCTCTCTTGAGAAATACTACCACCACCCATTTTCTTTTTTCGTCCACCAGGAACTATTTTACCTGAACATACTGCGCTCGCATACATGTTCGCGTACGCGCTCGGGTACACTTTAAATTTTGCTTTTGCAGCAGCTTTTCCTCTTGGGCAAAGTTTAGCCATTATTTCCAACCTTTTTTAGCAAGTTTAGGGATTCCTTTAACAAGTCCACCTTTTTTATATTCTGGAGTAACTTCAAATTCTAAACCTTCATCAAGTCTTCTCATTTCTTTTGATGGAAATTTAATTTTTTCTTTACCTATTTTTTCAATTTCTTTTTCTGTTTCTTTAACTGTTCCGTAAATAGATGTTTTTCCTTCTTTAGCTCTTTTTAAATTCTCTTCCATTATTTCTTCACGTTCTTCTTGATACTTTCTTGCTTGGCCAACGTTTTTCGATATATTACCTTTTGATTTACTTACGCCTTTGGATTTAACTTTAGGACTTACGCTTTTAATAACGCCAATACCTTTTAAAATAGTACCTACCATTATTTTTTACCTTTTCTTTTTTTCTTTTTTATCATTTTACCAGATTTAGTTTCAACATATCCTTTATCTTCCATGGCATATTCTTTAGCTTCTTCAGCTTTAGATTCCATACCTTCATGTTCTTCAGACATGTCTACATAACCACCTTTAGAAAGGTTTATTCTTGCAGCACCATTACCTCTCATTTGTTTTCCAAGACCTGCCATTATCTTTTGCCTTTCATCATTTTACCTTTTTTCTTCATTGGCATATTTTTAGTCATCATATCCGCTTTTTTAATCATGCCGCCTTTTTTCTTAATGACACCTCTACCTTTTAAAACATCTTTAAAAGTTACTTTACCATCACCAGTTAAATCTGGAAATTTACCTTTAGCCATTCCACCTTTTTTAAGTGCTTGTCTTGGTCTTATTTTATAATCGTTTCTCATGTTATATCCTTATCCGTTTTCTTGTTTTTTATTTGATACCGGTTTGTTCGCCATAGTGCGTGCAACCGATTCCGCGCTGCGTCCTACTACATATCCCCCAAGGCCAATTTGAAGAAGTGTCCAAACATCACCTGGAAGAGTTATTGTTATAGAAGCTTTAAAAAAAAATAATATAACAGGTCCTAGTACATAATTCCATACTAATATAAATATTAATACGTACATTAAAAGAGGCCTCCAACTAGATGCAAACCAGCCCGCTTTTGCTTCAGCTTCAATAATTTTTGCTGCAGCAGTTAATTCTGCTGTATTAGATTGTAGTAATTGAGTTTGTAAATCTGCTTTTAACTTTGCTTGTAAATCTTTATCAGGAACTGACTTCTCGATTGTGTTAAATAAGATCTTTGCGAGAGGTGCTATAGCTCCTAACATTTGAATCATAGCTTAGTACCACTTAGCTGATCTTTTTTTCTCTGAAAGAATACTTCCTTGACCTTGAACTTCTTGAATTTGAGTTTCTTGAGGATTTGACATTTCAATATCAACACCACCAACTAGGTATCCTTCTGCATTAGTGTATTTTGAATGATTAACATTAACTTTAGCTTTAGAATCTTTAGTAAAAGTTCTTTTTGCGTTTGCTAATTTTTCATTTTGTTTTTTCATGGCCATTTTATACTCCTTTTTTCGTGTTTTTAAAACTTATTTTTGCTGATCTTTTAATTTAGCTGATAAAATAGTCTTTTCTATTGAAGTATTTGCTCTTAATTTAGCTAAATCTTCATTTTGTTTCAGTTTATCATCTTGAGTTGACTGATTCATCATTGTTTTCATCTTATCAAGATTGATTCTGTCCTTACCTTCTACTTCTTTTCTGTAATTTTCCTGTGCTCTAAGGTCTAATTCTCTAGATCTTAACATTGCAATAGGATCAGTTGATAACATTGAAGTAATTTGTTGTTCTTCTTTTAAAAATTCTTCCATTGCCTCAGCAATTAACTGTGCTTTTCTAGCTTCAATTTTTTCTCCAAGCATTTTTGCTTGAATTTGCATTTGTTGTGCAATTTGTGGGTTCTGTTGTCCCATTTGTTGTATCTGTTGACCCATTTGTTGCAACTGTTGCATCTCATTTCTAAATTCAATTTCAGTTTGTTCTTGTGACATAACTGAAATATGTTCAAAAATATTTTTCTCCAATGCTGCCATTAATGGTGGAGCATTTCTTGCCATATTAGTAGACATAAAACTTAAATGTGCAGTAATGTGAGCTCTATGATCTTGCCCCGGAAATGCTTGGAACGGTTGTCCTGCTAAAGCCGCAATATGTTCTAAAGCAGGATCCTTTGGTTGTGGTGGTTGTGGTTTATTTAAAATTTTATCAATGTCTTTTATACCTAATGCTTCATACATAGATCTATATACTTCATACATGTTATGTATTTGTGGATTAGACATTGCTAATTGTAATTCTGTTTGTGCAATAGATATTCTTTGTGTTTGTGAAAATATATTTGGATCAGCAACTGGAATGATATCTACTTTATCATCAAAATCTGTTTGTTTAATTGTTCTCTCTCCACCAACAACATTATAAGGATACTCTGGAGGTAAGTATAAAGCAAAAACTTTTGCTAATAATTTAAATTCTTGTTTCATTGATGCATAAATTCTTTTATGAATTGCTGACATCGTTCTACTTCCTCTTTCTAATAAGGCTACGGTTGTTCCTACTGCTGCTTGCTGATTTCCATCTCCAACAGCTAAATCTGTAGTAGATGCAAAACGTTGGCCTGCTTGAACTACGACACCCATAAGAGCAAGTAAAGTTTGAGAAGGTTCTTTATAAGGTAGTGTCATGAAAGAATCTCTTAAATTACCACTTGGAGCATCCACATCTCTCCACTCACCTGGTTGAATAGATTGAGCATCATCTCTAATTCTAATTCCTCTTTGTTTAAATCCTGCTGGTAAATTAGATAATGTTCCTGCATCTAATAACTGTCTTAATGCTGATGTAGCAGTTCTAGATAAACCACCAATCATTTGAATTAAACCAAATCCATAAAAACCAAATCCTGGTAAAAATTTAAAGTGAACAAAATATTGTTTCTTTTCTTTTTTAGCATCTTGAGCATCCCAATTTCTTTTAACTGATAAAACTTCTTTAGATCCTTCTTCAAGAGTTACAATGTAAGGAAGTTTAATACCTGTGGGCTCACCATCTTGATCTTTATCTTCAAAACCTTCTAAATCTAAATTAACATGGCATTCTAATAATGTAAAAACCTCATCACTATATTCACTTTTTGTAATTCCTTCTAATTGTTTTTCTTTATCTTTAATATCGTTTGTACTTGTGCCATCATCAGCAGGTAATAATTCTATGTCTCTATAAAAACCATTTACTTGCTGTTTTCTTAAATCATTTGCCGATACTCTTAATACATGAATAATTGCTTCAGCATCTTCTAATGATGTTGCTGAATAAGGAACAACTAAATCTTCGGCTGGAATAAATTGAGAAACTGCTCTTCCTAATGTTTCTTCATAATAAACTTTTTTAAATGTAGATCCTGATAATGGTAAATAAAATAACATTTGATCAAACTCTGGTTCATATTCTTTCATGACATCCATAATTTGATAGTTCATAAATTCTCTAACTCTTTCAGCTTGTTGTTCTGTATCTGTAGTTGATGCTCCAATGACTTGAGTTCTAACTGGTCCTTCTGCTGGTAATAATTCTTTATAAGCTAATGCTTGAAATTGTGTAACTGCTTCTGCAAGAACTGGATGTGTTGCACCTGATGCACCTTGAAATGGTTCTGTACGTTGCTCGTATTTAAATCCTAATAAATCTAATCCTTGTGTATATGCTTGTTCCCAATCTTTTCTTGAACTTTTATAATCTTCATAGTTTTGACCAAGTTCTGTTCCAAGTAAATTAAGATCATTCTCATCTATAAATTCTGCAAGGTTAGCTCCATGCTCTAAAGCTTCTCCTTCCATTTTTGCTTTTGGATCAAAGTTTATATCAACACTACCATCTTCATTTTCTGTAAGTTCTGTAGGGCTAGATGAAACTGTTTCTGTTTCAGATACAACTTGTTCTATCTCCTGTTCAGGAGTTAAAGAACTACCTATGTTTGGGATTAACCCTTTGTCTATTTCTGCCATTTATTGTTTTCTCCGGATTAGATGTTCTAACAGTATTATAACTAATATTCAAGCCTTGTGGGTTTGGTCCTCTTTTAGGAGGTACTGTTAATGTTAATCTCTTTGGTTTACTCATCATAATAACTCCTGTCTTCATCTGGAGCCCTGCTTGCTGCATCATCATATGGGTTTTCTTCTGCATATTTTTTATATTCTTTTCTTTTTTGATTTTTTTTTGGATCAACTTTTTTTCCCGTTGCAAATTCTTCAAGTTTTTCAATATCACTAATTGAATCATCAAAGTTCCTCTCAATATATTCTAGTTCTAGAGCATAATCCCCCTCATATT